AAAATTAAAGATGTTATTTATAACATAACAGATAAAATAAAAGACTTAGAAACTGATTATGACTCTTATATTGAAGAGCTAGAAACTCAAATTGAAGATTTAGAAACTCAAATTGAAGATTTAGAAAACAAAATTCAATTAAAAGACGACCTAATTGAGACTTTAGAAGAAACAATCAAAGAATTAAAAAAAGGCTAACATGCCCCAACTTCAATCCTCCCTAACCGCCCTAATTCTTCTTTTAATGGCCGTTTTAGGCTTCAATGCCTTGTTTGTAACACCAAGCAAGGTTGAGCCGAGTGCGGTGGTTTATACGAGCAAATAAATATGATTCAACACAAAGAAATCGGAAGAGAAATTTGCTACAAAATAAACAAGATTTTTGGCTTTTTTGATCGAAATAGACTACAATATGTGGGAATGATAGACGGAAAATATTGGTTTGATTTTCAGTTTGAAAGTGTGCCAATTCCCAAACATAAGTCTTTTGGCGTTCAGGAATGGATGTTTAACACTTCTTTTGTTTGGAATGAACTTTCTGAAATAATTGAGGAGGAGATTTTAGAAAAAGTTTGACAACTCCGAACTAAAAAATTTATAGTTTAGGAGTTAATCGTAATTGATGAATGCTCACCATAAACGAATAACCACCCCAGAAAAGGGGTGGAAGATGTTTGCTCTTTTTTATTTAAAAGAATTTTGAGTGTTTTGTCAAGCGTTAACCTGTAATCAACCCTGTCAGATAGCTTCTTACTATAAAGCAGGACATAAAACTTTGCGGTGCGACAAGTAGCAAAAGATATAAAAGAGCAGTTTTTCAGTTGGTAACGCTAGGATATCACCAAAGTATCTCCTGTGGAATTAATCGCAACGGCATGCGAGGTTAGCTATATAAAACCCTCTGATAACCCTCAGTAATGATATATAACTTACACCTTTTTTCAAGTGGTATAGAATTAATTTTCTGATACCATTTGGGAAGAGGTGTAGCCTTCTTTCCCTTTCCTCCCCTAGTAATAATACTTAATAATATATGATAACACTCCACAAAATACAATTTATACATGCAAAAAAACAAGAAGAAGTTTGGAATATTTACAGAAGTTTAAAATTAAAAAGAAAAGGGGCTAAAATTAAGGAAATATTACAAGAAATAGCTTTAAACTGGAATCAATTAGTTGGAATTGAAGTTTCAGATGAAACACAAAAAGATTTATTAAGTTTGCAGAAAATTAAGAAAACTCCATTAAAATTGTCTAGTTTGTTAAATCATACCAAAGACCCAGCACTTAGGGCTTGGTTAATTGAAGAAATTAAGAATATGGTAAAAGAAGATATTAAGAAAGAATATGGTAAAGAGCAATTATAATCAATATTTGAAGTCTGTTGAATGGAAAGACATTAAAACTAATTATTATAAAAACAATGCAAAACAGTGTTTAAGATGTAAAAGTTTAACTGAAATTCATTTACACCATTTAAGCTATTCAATTTTAGAGGATAAAAAGTTTCAAGACAATTATTTAGTGCCACTTTGCAAGCAGTGCCATTCTGCAGTTCATAGTAAAAAGCTTAATCCTTCGGCTATTGGAGACCCTACAAGGTCAAAAATAGTTTTATCTAAAGCTGAATTTGCTATTTGTGCTATTCCTAATTTTAGACCAGCCAAGTTAAAAAACTATTTTTCTGAAAATAAAACATTAAAAGGAAAACAAAAAGGTTTAAAAAAGAAGATTAGAAAAATGAAATCAAAAAGAATTTTGATTGGAAGTACAAATGAATCTAAAAGAAAGGCTAGAAATAGTTTGTTGGGCTTAGTTAGCAAAGCAGGAAAGAAAGATAGGAATTTATTGGCTATTGAAATGTCAAGATTGTATTAGTTAAAAAAGAGTTTGTTAAGCGTGAAAACAACTTTTATTTTATGAGTATTTGACTTTTATTTGAAAGTTAGGAATTAGAAGTTTATTATGCTAACAGCCAAACAAGAGAAATTTGCCCAATTAGTTGCCAGTGGGAAAGGGCAAAGTGAAGCGTACAGAGGCAGTTATAATTGCGAGAAAATGGCGGATACAAGCATTTACGTTGAGGCTGGCAAGTTAATGCAAAACCCTTTGATAGCCCTTCGCATTAAAGAAATACAAGAAAGCATACAAAAGAAGACTGAAATAACAGCTTTAACTTTAATTGAAGAGTTGAAAGAAATTGAAGAGTTAGCAAAACAACCGATACATGGAAAGTTTGGAGATAGAGACTTAACAAATTGGATTAAAGTAAAACAAGAGGTTGCTAAATTGCTTGGTTTGTACGCTCCAACTAAAAACGAAACTGATTTAAAAATAAAGGAAGCCCCAAAACTTGAAATTGATTTAAATGATTAAGGTTAAATTTAAACCAGACCCAAAATGGGTTGACTTTTACAAAGGAGATTGGACAACAGCTATTTTGATTGGCGGAAGAGGGTCGGCTAAAACTTGGAATGCTGGAAACTTTGCCACTTTAGAAACTTTTAAAAACCCTGATTTTAGAACTTTAGTTTTAAGAGATGTTTCAAGCTCAATTAACCAAAGTATCCTCCAAAATATTAAAGGCAGATTTAGCTTACTTATGCAAAAGCTAGAAGGTGCTTTTGACCATGTTTTTGAAATACAAGAAAACCAGATTAAAAATAGAATAACTGGAAACATAAACATACTTACAAAAGGATTTAGGCAGTCTAGAGTTGAACAGCAGGCAGATTTGAAAGGTTTTGAAGATATTGACCTTGCTTTAATTGAAGAGGCTGAAGATTTAAGAGATGAAGAGCGTGTCAACACTTTGATTGATACACTTAGAAAAGAGGGTTACAAAGTAATAATTATTTTAAACACCCCTGATTTAGAGCATTGGATTGTCAAAAGATACTTTGACTATGAAAACAGCGAATATGAGGGGTTTTTTAAACTGATACCTAAACAACTAAAAGATGTTTGCCAAGTTATTGTAGATTATAGAGACAATATTCATTTACCAGAACAAAAAAGGGTTAGCTATGCCAACTATGCAAATCCTGAAAATGAAAAATACAATCTTGAACATTATGCAGGGAAGATTTTAGGTTTAGCCACCGAAAGCCAAAATGCAATGAGAAAGTTTAATATTCAAAAGGTATTAACTATTGAAACTAAAAACCCTGTACAAGTAATTGACGGCGTTCAGATTTACGCTTCACCAGAGAAAGGGCAGATTTACTCAATGGGTATTGACCCTTCAAGCGGATTAGGAGCAGATTGGACGGCAATTAGTTTAAGAGGATTTTACCCAGACAAAATAACTGGTAAACATAAAATTTACGCCCAAATGAAAGCCAAGCTAGGTGAGCGTGAAACTGCAAGAGTAGCTATTAATTTAGCTAATTGGTACAATAAAACAGGCAAAGTCTTGCTAGTTCCTGAGGTAAACGGCTTAGGGCGTGCGGTTGTAAATTACATTATAGATGGATACAATAATGATTGGATTTATAAAAGGTATATTGTAGATGATACAAAGCCAGATGACAATTTAAGGCCAGACTTTGGGTGGCAAACAAATGGAAACACTAGAGACAAGATGATAAATAATTTAACCTATTTATTTGCCGATAATAAATTAGAGGTTTTAAATGAGGAAGAAAAGAAAGAAATGGCTACTTTTGTTTATGTTCAATCTGACAAAGATGTGAACAAAGGAAGGTACGAAGCTCAAAAAGGAAGTAACGACGATATTTTATTTTCTGACATGATGGCAGTTTCAGGCTTTGACTACATCCGACAATACCTATAAATGAACTTGCCTAAAAATTAAATAAAGAAAAGATTATAGCTATGCTACCAGAATATATCGCCAAACAGATGAAAGACGCTGAGAGGTTTGAGAATTACGAAATAAACGAAAGTCTTTTTGAAGGCGAACACTACAAATTGTTCAATATTGATGAGCAAGAAAAGAAGCTGAATAAATATGAATACATCGCTTATGATATTCTAGCCCAAGCGGTTGGAATTAAGGTTGACCTAATTTGGAGAGAAGCCCCAGAGATTCACTTTGATAGTGAACAAACACAGAAAGTCTTTGACGAATTAAGGGCAAGTACACGCTTTGACGAGAAGATGAGGAATGCAACCCAAGCAATGTTAATTTATGGTGATAGTCCTGTTAAAGTTGCAGTAGATGATAACAGCGAAACAAAAGACGAAAAGCTAGAACTTTGCCTTTACAATTTAGAGCCAGAAAACTGGTTTCCTGATTATAACAAATACAATCCAGCCAAACCAGCCAAAGCCAACACTTTAATCTTTGAAAAGAAAATTGATAAAGCATGCTATTATTTACTTGAAACACACGAACCAAACCGTATAATTTGGACAGCCTTTGAAAAATTAGAAGGTAAAGACGAATACGTGCAAGTTAGGCCTTTAGACTATTTCAAAGAAGAATTGACTGGTGTTGTAGGAGATGACGCAAAAGAGGGTATTGTAGAAACAAAATTTGAAATAACTTATACTACTAAGTGCCAATACTCACTTTTACAAGTGTTAAGAAACGACACAGACCCTAGCGACTATTTTGGCGTATCTGATTTTACATTGCCAGTAGTTAGTAAAATAAATGCTTTAAATAACTTTGCTAACTTAGCCAATTTTGTAATTGCGACAAATTCCATACCTAAATTGATTTTAAGTGAAAATGCAAGCAAGATGTTATCAAACATAATTGAAAACATAAACAGCCAAAGCCAAGGAGCTGAAATAGAAAACCCAACTAGCTTTTTACAAGACCCTAAAACCACTTTTTTAAACAAGACTAGCTACTTGCAAAGTTATATTTACAGGGAAATGTTGCAAAAAATGAAAGCCTTTGAAGATGGGGGAAGGGGTGAAACCAAGTATTTAACCAATAATTTTGACCTTGAACAAATTAGAAAGCAACACGAAATATTTTTTAATACTTTAATGTCTGAACTTTCTATAAGTGAGGTTTTGTATAACCCTAAATTAACAACAGGGGCTTTAAGCGGGGTTGCTTATACAAGGTTGATGTCAACAACTATAAACGCTATAGACAACATTAAAAGGAAATTAGAGCCGTTCATTCAGAAGGTTGTCTACACCATGCTTGACCTTGCAAATAATGCTAATGTTGTAAAAGTAGAAGCCCAAATGCCGCAAGTTAAGTTTAGAGACGGCATTGTAAATGATAGTGTTGAAGATTTAGACGCGGTCATTAAGAAAGTACAAAACCAACTATTGCCAACGGTAGAGGCTATTAAACAAGCTAACAACATAACTATTGAAGAAGCTAAAAAGTACGAAGCCGAAATACAAGCAAGCTTACCAGAGCCAGTAACAGTTGAAGCCTTGCCAAAAACAGAAAACTTATAAAGGGTAAAGCTATTATGAGAATAGCAATAATTGGCTCAAATTCTTTCATAGCAAGCTATGTAATTGAAGAGCTACACAATAGAGGTCATGAAGTTGTAGGTTTACAAAGACACATGCCAAGCGTTGAAAAGCAGGTTTATAATGCTGATGAAATTTATCTTGGAGATATCACAAACGCTGAAGTTGTAGAAAGAGTGGTTAGCATTTCCGACCATGTAATTAACCTTGCTGGAATTTTAGGAACTTCTGAAACAGTAAACAACCCACTGCCAGCAGTTAAGGTAAACATTGAAGGCACTTTAAATGTTCTAAACGCTTGCCGTGTATGGGAAAAACCATTCTTGCAAATTGCAGTAGGAAATCATTGGATGAACAATACTTATTCTATTACAAGAACAACCGCTGAAAGGTTTACTTTGATGTATGCCAAAGAACATGGCTTAAAAGCTAATGTAATTAGAGCTTTAAATGCTTATGGCCCTAGACAGACTTTTGCTAGTTATAAAAAAATGATGCCCGGATTTATTCTTAATGCTTTGAAAAACCAGCCAATAAAAGTTTATGGTGATGGTCAACAAGTAATGGATTTTATTCATGCTAGAGATTTAGCTAAGTTTTTTGTAGATACCCTTTTACAACCTGAAAAAGTACAACAAGAAATTTCAACAATCACAAACATTGATTTAAGCGGTGGAGTTTATGGCAATGTTTACCAAGCAGGCGAAGGAGACGGTTTACCAGTCCAAGAAATAGCTGAAATTGTAAAAAGACTTTGCAATTCTGAATCTGAAATTATAAACACACCAATGAGACAAGGCGAGCCTGAACATGCCAGAATTGTAGCCGACTATAAATGCCCAGATTATAAAATTACTTTGGAGGAAGGTATAAAAGAGACCATTCTATGGTACAGAGCAAACATTGATAAATATAGTGTTTAATTATGTTTTTTGAAAAACTGTTTAGAACAGATAAAACAATTACTTGCAAAGAACTACAACAAAGAAGCAAAGAGCTAAATACTCCAATTTATGCTTTAGTTGCAAGAAAAAAAAGAAAAACTTTTGGTGGAGAATTGACTGGAGAATTAGAAGGAACACAATTTAGAGTTTTTGCAACGCCTGAATTAGAATTAAAACACAGACAAACATATAAAGATGAGTTTGAAACTAGAATTTGTTCAGGCTTACCGGAGGAAGACTTTGTTTTTTATGATATAGGTGATGACGGTTGGATTTATAAAAATATTCTTAAACAAAATATTTAATTTATGAAAGTTTTCTTTCCTAACTACCACATTGCCGTCAACCAGACTTTTGTTTCTGATGTAATTGCAACAGGAAACGAGATTTACCAGCCAGCCGAAGATTGGAGAGGGGAACATATAAGTTTCTTTGCAAGTTCCGAGCCTAACTCAAAACATATAACTTACCAAGAATGGCTAGAAATGCCACCAATGGCGGTTGTTATTCCTTGTGAACAACACATTGAAGATATGAAAAGAGCCGTTGCAGAAAGGGGGAATATAGACACAATAATTTATTTAACTGCAGGGGCGAACTCAGTTGATACATTTCCTTTTGATACTGATTTTGTGATAAGCCATGATTTGTATTATCACAGAAAGAGTAAAGCTAAATACAAGATTTTATATTTTAATGAGCCTATAATAAGCATTGATAGACACCAGCGAAATATACAAGCAGGGTGGGAGTCAAAACAAATAAACTTATTTATAAACAACCTATACAAGGGAGGTTTTGAAGTGGAATTGCCAATAATAGAAGATTTTAAAAAGCAGTGGCCTAGTTTAAAAATATATGGTTATGATAACCCAGACGGTTGGCCACAACCACCTTTAACCCATGAATTAATTATAAATTCAATGTTTACCCTTTCACCTAAAAGAAGGGAGACATGGGGGCAGAATGTAAATGAATCAATGCTTATGGGTG